ATGATATTGTATTATTACACGTCGCAGCGTCACGGTTTGGCTTCGATACGCGACAAGCGCATCAAAATTTCCAAGTTCAGCGAGTTAAATGATCCCTTTGATTTCATTGGTATCGCGACCGATAAGAAGGAAGAGCGCGACCTAGTCAAAAATATGCGCGGAAAGCTCAACAGCAAGACGGGCTTGGTATGTATGAGCGAGGTTTGGAATGAGCCGTTGCTCTGGGGCCATTATGCAGACAAACACAAAGGCGTGTGTTTGGCTTTCGAAGTCAATGAAACTAAGTGGGACAAAGTCCAGTACGTTGACCAGCGACCTCGTCTCGGAGACTACGGAGTTGATAACATTGCCGCGCTCAAAGCGGACAATCTCAGAGATATATCGAGGAAGAAATTCAAAAGTTGGTCCTACGAAAAGGAATGGCGATACTTCCTGAGTTTCAAGAAACCTGATTTTGTCGACGGTCATTATTTTCTAGATTTCGATGACGAACTAAAGCTGATTGGCGTCGTCTTAGGTGAAAGGTCGACGGTTACGAAAGAACAAATCGCCGCAATGATTGATGCTCATCCAAGCATCAAAATCGGTTTTGCACGCGCAGCATTCAGCAGGTTTTCTCTGATCCTGAATCGGCTGCGTACTCAGGTTATGGTCCCCAAGAAAAATAGGGTCGCCCTGCCGAAACTCGGCGCAATATAACACTGAAGCAGAGCAGGGTTTAGGAAATGCTACTTTATTATTTTACGTCGTTACGCCACGGATTGTCAGCAATACGGGAAAAGCGATTGAAAGTGTCTCGCTTTACTGAATTGAACGATACCTACGATCACGTCGGAATATTTGTAAATAACGGTGAAGACCTACAGGACTTGGCGGACCAGCGCCGAATTTTTCAAGATCAAGCCGGAATCATCTGTATGTCTAAGACATACTCTGAGCCTCTGCTCTGGGGACATTACGCAGATAGCCACAGAGGAATGTGCCTGATCTTCGAGGCGGTTGACAATGGTGAATGGTGGAGCATCGACTACATCGATCAACGACCAAGGGTGCGTGATTACGGTGTTCTCCATTTCAAGGATATCCCCTTTGATGAGATACTTGCTCTGTCGCACAAGAAGTTCAAAAATTGGTCGTATGAAAAAGAGATGCGCAGGCTTGTAGCCTTGGAGAAATACGATTTCGCTGATGATTTCTACTATCACGAATTTGACGAGCAAATGGTTTTACGAGGAGCGTTATTCGGTTCAAGAGTGGCAATTTCCGAAAGGCAGTTACACGCACTTTTGGAGCACGACCGGCGACTGCTGTATGCCTTTACGCAACCGGGAGAAACGCGCTTTCGCGTAATAGTAGATCAGTTCGTCACTCGAAAAAGAATCCAAGAAAACCAAAAAATAAAGTTTTCACGCTCAGGTTCGATATTGAGTTGGTAGTGACCAATTTACTAAAAAAAACAAAAATTTGTCGAAGCACCGCATTATTATAAACCAAAAACCAAAGGGGGGTATCCCCAAATCCGTACCCCTATCACATACGCCCACACAGCCCCACACAATCAATCCTACAGCACTCCGGCTCAACCATAGCCCAATCAACACACGCCTTCACGTGGGCTTGTGTGTAGCCATTCTATCGATGACCCTTTTGACCTGCATTGCTGTATATGTTGAGCCTCTGGTTGTCTTGAAGCCATTGGTATTGAGGGCTTTGGCTAGTGCATTGAACGATAGGGTTTCATATCCTGGGATTGATTGGATATCGATGAAGGCACGGTCGGCAGAGGCTTGGCCTATCGATTGGCGATGTTCAACGAATGAAGCCTTATCCCATTTAAAACCACCGAGGGTTTGCCCACGATCCTTAGCAGCCTTCAATGCCGCTTTGGTTCGGTCGGATATCATACGGGCTTCGTGCTCGGCTATGACCGACATCATTTGAAGAAGCATACGATTGGCTTCTGGCATATCAGCGCATTTGATTTCAACACCGGCTTCCAGAAGGTTGGCAACGAAGGCGTTATTACGTGCAAGCCTATCAACCTTGGCAATCAATAGCGTTGCGCCTTCGGCCTTGGCGTTGGCGAGAGCCTTCACCAACGCTGGTCGATCATTCTTCTTACCGCTTTCGACCTCGGTGTATTCCGCAATGATATTCGAAGCGTTGGTGAAGGCCAGAACCGAAGAACGTTGAGCATCGAGGCCTAAGCCGGAAGCACCTTGGCGAACCGTGGAAACGCGATAGTAGGCAACGAACTTAAGCATAGGAATTCAATCTCCATCCAATGATGAAGCATAACTCTGAACAACGAACGTCGTCAAATGTTATAGCCGAAATAAATGAGTAAAATCAGTCATTTAGGACTGGACTGTTGGCCGAAGGTGTGGTTCGGATTCTGAAAATATTTTCGAAATTTGGAAAAAATTGAGAGTTATTTGGCTGATAACCCGGTCAAAACCCATTGTTGCTTCGCTGCTTAGGTCTGCTCGTGCATTCGCTTAACGTGGACAATGAGGTTGGTATAATTCGATAAATCCGAGGGCGTTTCTGGGTGCACACGGTTTGCTGCCCTCTGTTGCTGTTCATCTCCGCCAATTCGCAAGATATATCGGTTGGCAGGAGAAAAAGCCGCGTTGTTTGCTTTCGAGTAAAGATTCTCTAACACGGTGTGTAGCGGTCCAGACGCTAAATGATGTAGTGCTGTAAAATAGTCAAAGTACAAAATCTTCTTGCCGCTTGTCCCGCTGTAACCCCACTTGTCGTGGACCGATTTGAGTTTCTTCACTACGTTATCATAAGCGTCACTGCCCAATTCCCTTTCAATTACAAATTCGCATATGAACGGAAAGATATAGAGTATCTGTAATTGATTATCGTACAAGCGAACGCTGTTGATGTCTCTTAGAACATCAATTGCTTGCTCAAATTGTCTAAGGGATAAACCGAATAAAGTCGCAGTCAGGGCGAAGAAATCGACATACCACTCTGTATTTCCGGCCGTGACAAAAGGCACCTGCCAAGACTGAAAATCCCAACCGCCGGAAAGCAGCAAATTGTTTGCAAAGTCGGAATAGGAGGGTTCAGGTAGGCGGTATGAACGTTGAAAGAAACGGCCAAGATATTGCTTGCTATCAAAGCCGCTACCGTAGACCGCGTTTATCGAATGGCACATCTGCTTGGTGTCTGTAGCCAATATGAAAACAACGTTTGTCACATCAAAGAGATGTTTAATACGCTCCAACATAGCAATCGAGTATGTTGGCTTGCAGCGATCAAGTTCATCGATAAAAATGAAGAATGGCAGTGTTTTCTCAAGTTCGCTTTCTAGAAGCGCCATAACGTCTTTCAATCCGGCTTTGAAGTTTTCAAGGCTCCGTTTGGTTTCATTAATGTTGTCGATCTTGGTTTTGGCGAACTTGTCGATAGCGGCTTCTGAAATTTCAGATAGGTTTTTTTCGAGTGTCTCTAGAAATTCGCCGGTAGTCGTCTTCTCTTTGTCCTTGTCGTCAGTCGGGGTCTCTCCAGCTAACGACGCAATTTGGTCAACACCTTCGCCAATGACCTTTCTGGCACCTGTTTTGGCGATCTCTTTGGTTGCTATGATGAGGATTTTCCCAAAGTTCTTCCGTACGACTGCGGCCTTTTCTTTAAAAGCCGTTAGTTTAGTTTTTGGAACAGCGTTTTCGAGGGATTTTAGGTATTCATCAAGTGCGGAGACTACCATTGAATAGGGGTCATCCACGAAGTCATACTGCCAAGCGTCAATGAAGACCGCCGGATGCTTGGCTAATAAGACCTGTTTGTACATTCTGGTTAGGAAATAGGTCTTTCCCTTACCCCACTGGGCGTCAACATTGACGACGAATGCGCCTTCTTTTCCTGCTCTTTGGTTTTCTGCAACGCGGTTGACCGAAAGAATGTATAGAAACTCAGCATCCTGATGTCTTCCGAGGAGGTCATCGTGCCATATTTCTGATGCGTCGGTCATTGCAGATATCCTTTGGATTTAACGTATCCGCATCGAAACTGATTAAAGGCATAGTTGCAAGGGCTTGCGAGCCTCATCCCTTAAAGTTTTGTGGTTCCCGAGAACTGAGAATATTTGCAGACGTTTGCAAATACGGCAGGCCGTTTCTTTATGCGCTTCTCTGTTGAATTACTTGTTTCCGGTCTGTTGGATTATCTGTTTCTATTATTGCAGTAATAAATGCAGCATTATCTACAGTTATTAGTCTAATAATCCGTTATGCCAGATGACATAACATTACTGCAAATAACCCATTGATGGGTCAACTATTGGCAGGTTACAATTATTTTGTAACGTGGTATAAAACTGTGGGCGCGTCATTTTTAGTCTTGTTACAACGCAAATACTCTGCAATCTTATTCTGGTGCGGGCTGTTCCGCTTAGGAGAAGTGAAATGCGAGAGAATGAAGAAAACACGCCTAGTTGGCGTTGGATGGCGCGTTGGGTTCTGAAAGCCATCTTGTGGGGAGTCGTCTTCCCGATAACGGTCAACGTAATTAGCGCCATCATATTGGGGAACGTGACTACCCAATCAACACAAGCGAACGACAGTGTTTCCGTTCAAGCCTTAGCGGGGAATGATAGGCAACAGGTGAGGGCTATCGCTTAGGAGCGTGGGGAAACCTTCTGTACGCCTCGTAACGATAACCCTGTAGTTCCAGCCAGTAGCCATCCCTAGTATCGTGAGTCCGTACCGTCTCCTTGTAGTGAGTCCATAGTATGATCCTTAGTATAAAGACTCAGTACCTATTACAAAGTAATGACTCTTGGTATTATATCGGTAATGACTCCAGTAATTTAGGTCTATGTGCTTGTGTAAATCACGGAAAAAGCGATTTTATACGCTAAAATGAAAATAAAGTATTTGCAATATTGTGAATGTTTGATCATATGAATGCATCCCAAGTGAAAGGAGGGAATGCAAAATGAATAGCGTCGTAATACGGATCGTGAACCAATTGGTTCTGGTCTATGTGCTTAAGTTTGTACTACAGGTGAATATATTTGCCGTTGTTAATATAGTAATCTAAATACGAAAAGAGCCCCTGCTGAAGGGGCTTTTTGTTGTCTTGTGGTAATGGTTGGGAGCGCGACTTTTTGTGCGCTTATTTGAATATTACAGTGCCGTTCGTATGGATTTCGAATGCTTCATTTGCTTCAGGATTGAGCAGCCAGAATATCGTTTTGTCGCCATCATACGTGATGCTGCGTAGGCGACGTTCTTCGGATTCCATTGTCATATAGGCGCGTGTGGCATTGTTGAGATCGTTTGGAAGCCGGAATGCGAAGATTGGTTTTTGTCTATCGCTTCGAAGTTTTGTAAGACGTTGGTGATCGGCTTGGGTTTCGAGCGGCTGGATGCGGCGAAGAATGGAAAGCATCTTAGGCTACCTGATTGTCAGAGGGGATACCAAACGCTTGATACAAAGGCGGGTCAATCATCTTGATTGTTAGAACGTCAGCGTCATTTTCAGGGTCGTACCGAACGAATTCATTTCCATCATAATAGTAGTGGCCGTCCTCTTTGAGAGTGCACAGGACGTCGAGTTTTCGTGCGGCTTCGTTCATATTAATGCGGAAGCCACTTGCGGGCCATTCTCGCTTCCAGAAGATTCTGTTCATATCCCAAGGACCGGCGATGACGAAGTCCACAATGATGCCGTTGCTCAGCACGAAGATTTGAGGCGGTCGAACATCGTTGATGGCGGTCGGTGGAAGATAAGCACCACCTTGCGAGAACGCGCAGGCGACGATTTCAACGCCACTTTCTAACTGTTCCCGTAGGTATGTTCTGGCGTTGTCTAAGTTCGCAAAGGCGGTGTCGATTCTGCTGAGAATGTTCATTTGTGTTTCCTTTGAATGCTTCCAAAGGTATTTATCGAAGCCATAAAAAAAGCCCCGGTTAAGGGGCTGATTTCTTACATTCCGAAGGTTTCTTGGTGATACCATTTCGTTCGGCATTCATCCTCATTGAACCAGCAAAATCCAAACGGCCTATCAATGAAAACGTGTTCGTAGCGAACGGTAGCGTAAACTTTGCTGCGTGAAACTTCGTTCATTATGCTTCCTCCCGAACAGTAACATACCAACCTTTGAATTCCCAATAATCCTTGATGATTCCGACCAAATCTTTGTCGGTTGTTTGGGATTCGGCTTCGATTATCATTTGTCGTTTATTGTTAAATGCAACGATGAAATACGTCATTTTCCGCTCCGTTTTCGATGAATAATCATCGCTCGTAATGCGTGTAATGTCGAGCGAAAATGTTTAAACATTATTTGAAAAGACGCAAATAAAGGCAGTTTAGCACACGTCGATAAATACCACTTTCAACGACTGAAAGTGTTATTATGAAAACCAATAAAGCCGGTATTGATCTCATCAAAAGATGGGAGGGCTGCGTACTAACTTGCTACCTTTGCCCCGCAAATATTCCAACAATCGGAGTCGGAACCACTAAGGGTCTAACCCGCTCAGACGTTGGCAAGAAGACCATTACGATGGCGGAAGCCGAACGTCTTTTGAAAGAAGACCTAGCACGCTTTGAAGCGGACGTTACGCGTCTGGTCAAGGTACCAGTCAATGAGAACCAGTTCTCCGCAATGGTATCCCTAGCGTACAATATCGGAACCGGTGCGTTTTCTTCGAGTACCCTTTTGCGATTGGTCAATGCCAAGGACTACGCAGGCGCAGCCAAGCAGTTCGACCGATGGAACAAGGGTGGCGGGAAAGTTCTCAAGGGCTTGGTCAATCGCCGGAACGATGAAGAAGCATTGTTTCGTAAGCCAGTTGCAAAGGCGAAAGCCTAATGCGCAACAAATACGAAGAGCGCGTCTTCAAAGCACTACCAGCTGGTGTCGAATACGAACCTTTCAAATTGCCTTACGTTCTGGAATGCAATTATCTTCCTGACTTTGTCGATACGGCTAACAAGGTAATTTACGAGGCCAAGGGCTTCTTTCGCGCTCAAGACCGTCGCAAAATTCTAGCGGTTAAAGCGCAATATCCCGACTGGAAAATCGTAATGGTGTTGCAGGAGCCGAACAAGAAAATCACCAAGAAGAGCAAAACTTCATATTCGATGTGGTGTGAAAAGAACGGCTTGGATTGGATGAAGGGCTGACAAAGAAATGCCCCGGTGGATCAGACCGGGGCTAGGATTTGAAAATTGATAATCCAAATCGGTCGGGGAGGAGATTGAGGAAACAAAACCCGACATACTTATTTATGATTTTTAAATTGCGCTAATTCGGTCTTTTTCGGTATTTTCAATAAATACAAGTGATGGCGAGGAACCCATCATAGCAAGGTGTTCAAATGGCTCATTCAGAAGAAACAAAACGCAAGATATCGAACGCGATGAAGTTCTACTGGCTGCTCCGAAAGAACGCTGCATTTCTTAAAAGGATCAAAAATGTCAACGTGTTTGCAGCAAACAAAAAACGATAACGAACTTTTCCCGAATTATGATTTCGTAATGGCGTCGAATGCACGTCTAAAGGAAGAAGAAGAGCGGCTTAGAATTAATCCGCTTGTCCAATTGGCGTCGACATACAAGCGCATCGATTATCAGGAAAAGACCGGTAGGAATGCCAAGGTGCCATTCTTTGTCATTTCCAGTTCAGACCTGAAATGGATAAGGGCTTTGGTGTCGACCCTTCTGAAAATCTGTAAGAATCAAGGATGCTTGGAATTGGTTTCCATCATTGGTTCTACAGCAAGTGTCCGTGACCGGTTCGGGAGACCGCAGCCTTGGTTAAACTTCCTGACCGGATTGAATGCGAAACTAAGCAAGGCCAATAACGATATCACTGGTTCTCAGGCGAAGCATTTGGTGGACTTCTTGGAAATCGTATCTCTTTCGAATGGCGCTTTGAACGGAATTTACAATATCGATTTCAGGAAGATTTGATTATGAGTGTAGGGATATATGCGGCGCGTGTTCAACTTCAAGATATGACGGAAATCATCAAGCAATCGCTTAAGGATTTGACGGTCGAAGAAAGGAAGAAGGGGCTTTAATAGCCCCTTTACGTTGCGTCCTTGATCGCCACCAGCGTCCGTGGCTTTCCTTCTTCGACTACTGCCACCTGTCTTGGTGATGGCTTGCCGTAGAGTTGGCCCTCTAACGCCAGCGTTATAAGCAACAACACGGCTTCTTCAGTTGCCTTGTATGATGTTGAGAAAATGTACCCGCTCTCATCGAGTTTGGATTCTTCGTCGTAGACCATATGAAAAAAGTAATGCGGCATTCAGTGCTCCCCTGGCAGGTTCTTAACGAGGTGGGATCGGGGATGTTCCGCACCATATTTAGCAACCGACAATTCGGGACCGAGAAGCGGGAACCAATATCAAGGTTACTTTGTACGGTAGCGTACTAACAAGAAGTCGTACTGGAATACCGCAATTTGGTGCGGTAAGCAGGAAAAATGGCCGATCTATTTGACCGCATCGATAACGTTCTCGGTAATTCCGTTGAGTTGTTTTTTATAAACGAACTCTGGACGGTGCGCGTTGTTGAGGATGGCGTTGCTACAGTCACGACGTATGCGGACGAGCCTACTGCGACCGAATTCGCGGAAGCCGAAGTTAAACGTCTCGGGTTAACCGCTATTATTCGTTTGTGATTCAGCGACAGATAGCGGAACTGTTTGCGCCGCTCCGCATTATTCGATCACCATCGTGTCCCCTGATGGCCCTGTCAGCAAATCTTCGCACACGATGATTTCTGACATTAGTGCTGGCTAATCCCTCTTTCGGTTTCCCCTAGTCCCCGTCGAGATTAGCCAGCACTTCCTTTTAGAAGCCTGCTCTGAACCGCAACGTCCATATCCGTCAGAGTTTCACCGTTTCTGTCGAAGCGTTTGATGACCTTTTGTTCCTGAAGCCCGCTTACGCCGCGTTTTTGATCGCGATGAACTTGTTAGGACTTCCCTTCTGAACGATAGCGATATGACGGGGCGCAGGCTTGCACATTACCTGCTCTTCGAATGAAAAATATTTGATCATTAGATTTGCTTCGTTAATTGCCACGTCTGGTGAAGAAAAAACGCAGCCTTTCAAATCCAGAACCGTATAGTCATTATATATTAAATGTAGAAAATACTTTATCATTACTTTCACTCCATTGAAGATATAATTCTCAGGAGTGACGATGGTTCCATTTAATATTTTTTGACGCGAGAATATACACTGATTTTATCAGTATAATATTCTGGAATCTGATCTGTAAGCAATAGATTTGGCTCAGGAAGAAGGTAATTAGCCAGCACCAATCCTTAGAAGCCTGCTCTGAAACGCAACGCCCAATTTGCCGCTGGCGCTGGATCTGAACCACCGGAAGACTTATTAAAGATGCCAATTCCGCTGGCACCGATTTTCCAGTTGATTGTAGTTGCGGTTGCCCAAATCGAAATACCGAATGATCCTTGACCAGCCCACGGCTGCATACAGGATGCTTGGTCGAAAGTTTCACCAACCGCCCAACCGTTTGATGCGGTAGTGCAGACCATTTCGGCAATGTACCAATTCGGTTTTCTGCCCAATCCGTGTGCCACGGAACCTGATCCATTGCCGGTGTAAAGTTGATTACCGCTTTGGAAAGCGTTTGAACTGGCGGTTAAATCAGCCTTGGTCGCGTAATCGGAAGCAGCAAGCCCTCCCAATTGGGCCGAATTAGCGACGCTGAAGTTTGAAGGGTTGTAGACGTACATATCCGCGCCATTCACGCCTCCCCATACCCACGAAGGCTGACCCGGTTGGCCGTTCCAATTAAAGCGCATCAAGTTTCCACCAGCGGAACCAGTATCTCTTATGCCGCCTGCTGAACCCAGTACGTTGACGTTATACATTCCGCCATTTGGAAAAACGTATTCAGTTCCGTTCTTGAACGTGCCGCCTTTGGTGTCCCATTTCCCAGCGCGGAAATCGTAGAAGCCGTTGACCGTGTTGGTATGATCTTGCATACCCAAACCCCACCATCCCTTCATAGCAAGGTTGTATTGGGAGTAACTGGCACCGTCCGCCGTACCCATCTTGAAGTTGCTTTCGCTAACCGAAGGAAGACCGACAACACCGCTAAAATTAGGGCTTGCTTTTGGTGCCTTCGCGTTCAGGGCGTCGGATAGATACATTGCGCCCATACCGGTTGCCATATTACCCGAGAACTTGAGATTTCCATCGGAGTACATCGCGGTTCCGGCTGTTCCAATCAGCAAGGTGTCTTTGACGGTTAGTTGCTTTTCAATCCAGACATTACCAGTGGCGCGGTTGATCGAAAGCGGTGCGTCGATGTAGTTTCCATTATCGGCGTATCGCGCAACTGCGAATTCAGTACCAACGTTATTGCCGGTTTCAGGCGATGCATTTGCAAACGCTGACCAACGCTGTTTCCCAGCACTTTGCCATCCGATTACGCGGTCTGTACCTGCTGCACCATTAATGGTTAGACCCGCCGAAACCAAGTTGCCTGCGGTAACTGTACCGCTCGTGGTAAGGCTAAGAACCGTTGTTGCGCCAGCCGATAGCGCACCGGTCGTGGTAAAGGCGTCTGCGGATACCGTGCCTGAAAACTTTGGATTGCTTACATAGTTCTCAAGGCGAAATGCCGTGCCGTCATAAACAACACAAACCGCGCTCCCGGACACGACCTGGCCTGCCTTAAGCGCCGTTCCGTCTTGCTGAAGAATGGACTTCGCGCCAAGGCCGTTCACTGCAAGCGTCATAGCGCCGGTGTTCGTTTGCGAAGCGAAGAAGGCATATCGTTCGCCCTTGACCAAAGCAGCCGGTGCAACGGTATGGGTAAGAATGAGGGCAGTTGCTGTTCCGGTCGTGGTTAGAATGGCATTGATTTTATTATGCGCTCGTTTGACAGCACCACGGATTGCGCGAATGGTTGGCGGGATGGTGTTTGGTGCGAAACCGCCTTGCGAACCATTTGGTGAGGCGGAAATATTGCCTTCATCCTGTGGCGTCCAATCGGTACTGGTAACATCGGTCATTACGGAAAATTCTCTGTTGAAATACTAGAAATATTTATTGGTTTTGGACGTCTTGCAGGTAATCGCGGATTGAAAACTTCAATGCTTCGTCGCGTGTTCGGCTTGAAATATAAGCCAACTTATTGATCGCAGCCTTTGCCGAACTTTCACGCTTTAGACCCGCCATCCATTTCAAAGTTTCTGGCGAAGAAAAGATTTTGGTTTGATATCCATTTGCCATCGAACCAACACCCTGACGAAGCAAAGGCCACATCAAAAACATTGGGTTCGCGCTCGAAATACCTGCTGCCAACGAGCCGACATTCGTTGCTCGATTTAGGTGCGTCATCAACGTTGCGGACGTGTTGGAATGGTTCTTCGAAGCGTTGTATTGAGTCAAAGTCTTGGCAGCGGAAACAATGTCTTCCATCGATCTCCGAAGTTCGTTTCCGTCCTTCGTCATATAGAGAGCCTGCTTGGCTTCCTTCGACATACCGTCCCAATCGCCAATCAATTTAGCAGGAGAAAACGTGCCGTCCTTGGAACGACCGATGGTATTGAAAACCGAAGAACCGACTTCTTTTACAGCGTCGTCGCCACCGGCAACGCGTACCTGACGCATAATCTGTTGAACGGTTGAACCCGCTCTTTTCGAACCGGAAACCATCAATTGGTGAACGGCTTCAGGTGTCTTCTTTCGAAGAACGAGGTCGGTCGTATCGTTCGAAACGAGATTGCCGGAATTCTTCGTGCGCTTGCTGAAATTGTTGGCCTTGTTCCAAGCCTGCAAAACGTCGACACCACCTTTTTCAGCGGTAGCGGCCATATCTTCGGTAAGCGACTTATAGAGGTTGCGGTAAATCTGCGTTTCTTTGGTGCCATTGCTAGAACCGAAGGCGAGGTCGCCAATGTTGGTTCGGGCATCCTTCAAGGTGTTGAACGAAGCACCCTTTTGAACGTCCTGAACGATAGCCGTGGCCTGTGTAATGGCGTCGTCGTAGGCTTTCGAATTATTGAGTTTTGCCGACGCGCCAAGGTTGGCTAATTCGTTCTTTGTCGTTTCGAGGAACTTCGTCGTGTTCGGTGCAGCCGCAGGAATACCATCGGTAAGGCGACCGACATTATCGTAGAGGTCATTTTGTCTCTGCTTGGAGACGTCGCGGAAGTCCTGCGCACGGCGTTGGATTGCTTCACCGGCTGCTGCGGGCGACATATCGTTTCCACCGGTTGTCCGAGCAATGGTATCTTCGAAGCGTTGACCGAGTTGGTTGGTTACGTCCTCGACCTTGTTCTGCATTGCCGGAACGCCCTTGGAAAGCGCGTGTTCACGGCTAGCCGCATTGGTGCCACCAATCATTCCTGGGGTCGGCTGAATGCCTACGCTTTCGAAGGACTTTAAACGGCTAGCGGCAAGGGCAGCGTCGTCGGCTTCCTTCAATCCACCAACCATACGTGAAGGCGAAAGGGCTTTGCCGATACCGCCTGCGGCTTTCGAAATAACGTTACCTGCAGCAAGGCCACCAACTTCACCCAAAGCACCGATACCGATATCTTGAAGTTTATCGAGTTCCTGTTCGGCAACGCCACGCGTGTCCTGATTGCCAAAGACGAGGTTCGCACCGCGCTGATAGAGGTCGCGACCTGAGCCATAACCAATACCCGCACCGGCGGATCCGGCTGCAAGCGCACCGGTGGTCGTGCCAACTACAGGAACAACCGAACCGGCACCAGCGCCCATAGCACCGCCCACAATGCCACCAGCAAGGCCACCAACGCCACCAACGATTTCCGGGGCAGCATCACCTACGTCGCCCCAAGAAGGCACCCAGCCCTTGACGTTGAACACCATAGGCTTGCCTGTGGTCTTATCGCGCATAATGTACTGATCGGTGCCAACCGGCTGCGCATCGGGATATTCTTTGCGGATCGCGGCTAGTTTATCTTCTGGCTTGGTGAGTGCGCCAACTTCAAAACGAAGGCTTGCCGGGACTTCCATCTCGACTTCATCAACCTTGATGGGCGTGTTTGCGTCGTAATATGCAACGCCTTCTTCCTGCTTCGCCCACGGTTCGAAATCCGTCTTCGGGGCTTCGTCGGCATATTGATATTTGTCCGGGTCTTCGCCTTGGTCGATTAGGTACTGGCGATCTTCCGGTGTCAGACCAGATGGCGCGACAGGGGCTTCATCCTGATATTGGTAATCGTCGGGATTTAGGCCTTGGTCGATCAAATATTGACGGTCTTCGGCTGATAATCCAGCAGGCGCGGTAGGGGTTGGGACATTACCGAGCATTACCGATTTGATTTGCTCGTCTTCTTTTTTCGGAACTTTGAAAGCCATAAAATATCACTCAATTAGGCGCGGCGGGTAAAACCACCAAAGCCAGCAAGTCCACCCAAACGGCGCTTGCGTAATTCTTCTTCGTCATCTTTATTTACGATGGAGTCTGCGAACTGAATCTGCACCGGCGTATTGCCACCTGTTCGGCCTTGTGGCTGAATCATTGGTGGTGCTTTTTGATTGGTTTCCGCGTCAGCAAATGCCTTACCGAAACCTGCAATACCTGCTCCGAGTCCGTTCTCACCGCCGAGTTCGAAACCCCAAAGTTTGCGCGTTCCATCGTCGGCTGTTTCAACACCAATCGTGTCGTCTACGCCGTTACGGAAATCACGGAATGCGGCTGGAATGCCCGTTAGTTCTTTGCCCTTGTCATCGAGCATACGTCGATCAACGTTAGGGTCTGTGGTCGGGTTTGGTGGGGAAGTAGGATTACCACCGGCCATCATCACGTCTTCAATAAGGGTTGGATTATCGCGAACCCGTGGACCGGTCGGGGATGTACCACCATTGTAAGCGTCACGTAGCCAAGCGGCGGCATTGTCGCCTTTTCCGTCCTTACCCCAAACACCAGCGCTACCCATACCGACGTGCATAGAACCGGGCTGCATATAGCCGTCACCAGCGCCCCATCCGGTTATGCCTGCGGCTTTACCGTTTTGAACAATTTCCCTGAAAATGGGTTGGTCTTCTTCCGAAGCCCAATCAAGTTTTCGGCCATCTTTGTAGAAATGCATATCGCCAGCGTGACCGTGGTCGTGGCGAGTCGAACCTACTCTCGAACCGCCTTCGTCAATTCCCGGCTGACCACCTGAAAAGACCTCGGCGGTAACGCCCATATCTTCCAAATAGGAAAGTTTGCGAACTAGGTCGTCATCAAGAGGACGGTTTCGGGTAGCGCCCTTGTTCTGGTATCGAATGTAACTAGCCATAACCTTAACCCCTCGACATAATCGAACGGCCAGATGGCAACGTAATCGATGGTTGGCGTGGACCTAATGGTGCGTTGGCATCACGCTTTTGCTGGTTTTGCTGCTGCGTAACCTTTTTGAATTCCGCCAATGGATCGGGGAGTTCGCGCATCTGGCGAAGGGCTTCAGACTGTGTAATTTCGCCCGACTGTGCTCGTGCTGCGATAGTTCCCAATGCTTGCTTATGCGTTGCAAGTCCGCGCATAGTGGTAACAACGATCTGGTTGCCTTCAGGTGTACCAGCCAAGGTTGGAAGCGATTCACGGAATAGGCGCATATCGGCGTCAGAAGCCGCACCGGAACCCGGAGGTCTTTGCATAGGCGTCAACTTGCTAATCATAGCGTTGGCAACCTGAACCGAGTCAGCGCCCTCGGAAACCAAGTTACCCAAGCCCCACTGGTTGGCTGCGTTGGTCACGATATTGGTTAGGCCACCGGGGGTCTTGGCAAGGGCGTTGTCGAGAACGTCGATGTTGGCGAGGTCGGATTGGGCATTGAAACCAGCCTCGGTCATTTCCTTGAACATCTTGGCGTTTTCTTCGCCAGACTTCTCGGCAAACTTCGTATCGGAAGCCGCACGGTTTTGCTGCTGCTGATAATCTTCCATCGAATAGGCAGGCTTACCGGCTGCAATACGTTCTTCATTGATACGGTCGAGGTCGGCCTGAAGGTCTGTGGATTTCTTCGAACCACCAGTCTTACGCGCCTGATAATCAGCGAACGAGCCGACGTAACCGCCTTGCTTGGCATATTCGTATTCGCGAATTTCTGCGGTCTTTTCGGTTGCCGTTCCACCAATGATGGCCTGAGCGGATTTGATATCACCGGCTTCGGCATACAAGGCTGCGACCTGTTGCTTCTGGGCAGGCGTCAATCCGCTAGGACCGGCATCCTGATAGATGCGGGCGATCTGCGCGTTGATGGCCTTGGTCTTTTCACCTTCGGTTAGCGAAAGTTCATTGGCACGGAGGCGTTGCTGGTCGAGTTGGCGCTTGGAAGACGTATCCAAGGATTTGTCATATTCGGTCGCGTAGCCTTCCATACCCTTGCCAAGCGTTCGGAAGAAGTCACCCTCGTTGGAACCAAGCATTGCGCCAGCGGCCCGCATAAGGCCGTTGGAAACGCCGTTGCGCTCTTCAGGTGTGTTGTAACCAAAGAACTTCCAGAGGCCACCGGACTCAGGGTCGTCAATGGTCTTCGTACCATTCGTTTCACCGGTCATTACATAGGTCAAAGGCGAAGGCGTTGGATCAACAACCTCGTCCTCTTCCTCGACGGCAAGGATAGGTCGGTCTTCGATAACCCTTGGGGCAGGGGTAAGATTACGCTTCTGTTGGTCGACATATGCGCGTGGTTGTTCGGTTGGAACCGGTGCCATTTTACCGGCACCAGCCATTGCGTTATTGCGCGTTACGTCGATTGCGTTCGATTGAGCAAGACGGGCCTGTTCGCGGTCTTCCGCTGCCCAGATTTCCTGCTGACGTTCGCGCTCCATTTCGGCGTTAATACCGCCATTGTTTGCCGCTTCTTCTTCGCGCTTTTTGCGAAGCATTTCTTCGGGCGAAAGATAAAGCCAATCCCAAGATGCCATTAGTGAATACTCATTTCTTTAAATACATCATTATTTACGTGCTTAACGCCGTCGAACTCGACCACCATTTCCGGTGCGATTTCTTCAACTTCTTGCGCCATAGGACCGATGTAAATTTCGTCTTCACCAATGTAATTGAACGAGTACATTGCCCATCCATTCGGGGATTTACCAACGAACGTGATGTTTTCTTTCGTCGTTCTATCGCAACGCGTAAACAGGCTCATAAGCCCGGTTCCAAGACCAAGAATATTGCTTAGTGCGCTATTTCCCGGCTGAGTTGTTTGGCTCGTCTGCTGGTTATAACCACCGCCGTTCAAGATGTTGGCGAAGTTAGAAAGTTGAATGAGCGGCATCTGCTGGTTCTGGTCGAACTGAGCAATTTGGCCGTTCAGTTTTTCCTGATTATACGAATCCTGCTGCTGGCCAATCGCACCAATCGTTTCAGCCGGAAGCAACGAATTATTGTAAACGTTACCCGCACCCTGTGCTGCTTGAAGTTGCGTATTTGCGGCTGCATTGCTTGCAGAAGTTCCACCGTTCGCAGCGTTAAGTGCGAGACCGGCATTGTTCAACTGATTGGAAACACCCTGATTATATTGATCAGATTGCTGGCCAAGGAGGTTGCTAAGGTTGCTAATGGATTGCTGATAATTGTTACCCTGACCTTGCGAACCGGCCATCTGTGTATTGGCGTTCTGTGCGTAGGAATTCGTAAGATTATTGGCGGCATTAAGTTGGTTTTGAACACCCGCGTTATGTGCGCTCGACAACTGATTGTTTGCCTGCAACATATTCGCGGTGTCTTGATTGTACTGCTGCGCATATGCGTCGGTCGCAACCTTAGACATTGCATTTGCTGCCGTGCTGGTAGCGTCGTTGATCTGGCTTGCGAATGCACCGGAGCCATTTCGGCCAAGTTGTGCGGCCTGACCGGATAGTCCAGGTATCGTCTGCTTGGAAAGCATATCAGCGATAGATTGCTGATTATTCTGGATATTCTGCTGGAGCCAAGGGTTGTTTCCAACGTTCGCACCGGAAGCCGTAGCGGTTAGGTTCGCCATCGTCGGATCAGCCTGCTGTGCCGAATTCAAGGCGTTCTGCGAAGCGGCTAGGCCGGTATTAGTGCCGTTGGCAACGTTGCTATAGACGTTCGAACCCGGAACCTGATTATTGGCGACCTGACCGATAAGCGAAGCAATACCACCGGAAGATGGGTTAGCACCCAAGTTCAGGCCGTTCATCAGCGTGTTATAAGTCGACTGCGCATTTTGATTTGCGCCACCGGTGCTGACGAGGTTGTTATTCGCGTTCTGGGCATTCTGAAGCATTCCACCGGAACTAAGCGCGGTAGATGCAGCCATTTGCTGAGCGAGTTTCGTCTGGTTGGATTGATCCGCGACGGTAGGGCCAGACCACGTTTCGGGCTTGCCTTCTTTGAGGGCTTTATCGTACTGCGCGTAAACGTCGGTTAGGTACGATTTCGAACCAGACCACGGTTCAGTACTGGTGGTCTGGGTCGTCGTTTTAGGTTGAGAAGCCATAGTTTTTCCAGAAAAAATAGTTCCTTCCGGCAATCAATTTCTTGAAATCAGGGAGGTCGTTTTCAATACGTTTCGTTTCAAAATTCTTAGGTGTTAAAATCTTCGACCAGCCTTTACGACCGATCAGGCACATACCTTGTGCGCCCCACTTCTTGGCCCACTCATCGACCAAATCTTCACCGGCTAATATGTCGGAGAGATTGCCAATGGCGTGTCGAACCAAGCACCATTTCTTCGCGTCATCCATATCGATAACGATTTGAATGATCGCCAAGGATTCTCCATTTACCCACATCGTTGCTTGGCGTGTGTCGATCAACTCGAGGATTTCTTGCTCTGTTGTGTCGTCGCCTGAAAGAGCAATCAAATCCAAGATACGGTCACGAAATTTACCGTAGACTTCGATTGCTTCTTCCGCGTTATCGATGCGATGGAGTGTCGTCATTATCGAACCCCAACAAGGGCGAAATCAAACGCTCCACTACCGTTGATAACTATGGTAGCGGAGCCGTCAGAGATATTTGAAATGTAATATGTTGCGGTTGATGCCGCCAAATTGCGCGGTATTAAGATGATTTTAGTATCCGAATAAATTTTGGTATTAGTGATATTTATCGAACCAGAACCCGTAATTTGGATGCTTCCGGTGGTATCGGATACCTGTCGAATAACCTGATTGATTGTCGATCTTAGGTTTTCTTTGCTCTCAATATTTATGACAGGAACAATTGAAGTCATTATCGACCACCCGCTGCTTTTGCATCGACTTGAATGGCGGAAAGTTTATCGAAATTACCGGTGATGTTCACACGAATGGAATGGTAGCGAGCCTGATTTCGAACGTTCGCATAGCCGGTAGCAGGGTGAGTTGCTTTACCCTCAGACCATTCTAGTTCCTCGTTCGGAATCTGTTTGGATCCGATTTGAATATTGGCGGTACCGGCTGATTGGAAGATTGGTCGAACAGCGGTAACCGTTGCGCGATCCGTCTTCGAATTCGCAAGCGATTGGCTGATTTGCATTTCGGCTGTTTCGATGGTGACCGGAAGGTTAGGTCCACCCATCGTGTATACCGCGCCATCGTTGTCCAAACCCCACAAGGTTTCGTTACCGCCTGCCCATACTTGGGAGCCGAAGGGCGAGGGGATATTATCGATGGTGCCGTAGTAATCCAGTTGGTCGATAGTCCACGGAACCGTTACGGCGCTATACTGGTATTCGGTACGGGCGTCGGCCAAGGACCATTCGCCAGTCAAATAGTTGAAAATCAACGTACGGTCGGCGTTCTTGTTCGTCGCGCTCTGGCTTGGATAGGTCCAATAGATAAGCGGTTCGGTCGGATCGGCGCTAACCGTCATTTTATGGGTTGCGCTGGTATCGACGTCGCTTGCGAAGAAGGAGTCAACCTTTGCCACGCCAATAGGGGCAACCTGACCACCCTTGAAGGAATACCAGCCGTCCCCTCCGTAAAAATAGGAAACGCCGTCCTTGGTGATAAGGCTTTGGGGAATGGTGCAACCACGACCGTCAACTACCGTTATAAAACGATAAATCCAAGGCGTCCCCTCGTAGTGCATACGAACAATAGCGTTTTGGCAAAATACCCAAACGTCCTCGTCGGCAATAAGACCGGTAATGGCACCGGTGTTGGTCAAGTCTTGGAAGTCGGCCTGCGTAGACTGGCTGAATGCCCAATCAAACGGGTCGGTCAAGGCCGACCAGCGAACACGGGTAGATTGCGGACCATCGAACAAGTCGTGCGTATTTGCAAGGATTGTGAAACCCCTGTGGGAAGCAATAAACCGGCCACGGACCAGAGATGTTAAATTGTCAAACTGCGCAGGGTCGTCGCAGTTAACCCATTGGGGAAAATCGGAATAGTTCGTTGCGATAACCGAAGACGCATAGGTAATCGCCCTCCAATTTTCTTCGTTGGCTGTCGTATATCCACCCGTACGGCTTACGTTTACCCATTTGGAGGTCGAAGGTACGTATTTGTATAGGTCACTTTCGTCGCCACCGAATATGACGGCAGTCTGGCTCGAGTCATAGCCAACCATAAGGCCACGCGGTTCACCGGCGAACGCTGTGGAAGCATAGAGTTTCGCGGACTTCAAAGGCCGATAGACAACCGAGCCCTGCTGATTGCCAGCCGTTGGGTAAACATTCTTCGCTACCTTGAGACCTGGGTTTGCGATATCGGCTGCGTCAGGACGCCAATGCGGAAGAGGGATATCGATTACCATTGCGTCACCTCGGCTGGAGGTGGGTTAGAAACCGCTGTAGAATTACGATGGCTTTCACCAAGTGCCTGAAGGCTTTCGACCAAGGATGTCTTGGCTGCGGCTTCCGCTTCTGCGTCGATGCTCCATTTGTAGAGTTTCTCCAAAACGCCATATAGATAAACGCTTGGAAAGTTCGTGAGTAGCCAATTCGTAGGCGCTGTCGAGGTAACGTTTGTAATGCGACCGTAATAGACGATGGTCGCTTTCTTCGGCTGGTCAGCATAGCCCGTCGTGAAAACCAACTGATTGCCGGTCTGGAAATAGTTGATGGTATCCGGGAATACCTGCGAATTGAAAATAGAAACAGGATTGGCAACAACACCGTCGACTATGATTGCGCGGCTTTTGATGAAATCAGCAGGCAATGTCACCAGACCAGCGACGATATCAAGCACGGTTGTTTTCTCGGCTTGGAAATGGATTAACTGTGGGGCAATGTCGGATTCGAAAAGGCGAACGAGCGTATCGAATGGCGCGTCGTCTCGCATCGCATAATCGAAAACAGCCGTCTTGAGGTCGGTGTAATTTTGCATAGGATTACACCGTCATATTGTTTGTACGGAACTTGGAATTATCGCTGTCGTTCATCCATCGTGCAAAACGTTCAGGGTCGTCAGCGATCCCTTCCTCTTTGAGGTAGTAGTAGATATCTGTAGGAATGCTTGCGACCTTTTGGCGAGCACCTAACTTTTGATTTCGGGAAAATTCAGCTGCTTCTTCAGCATTCATATCGAACTGTGCCTGAAGAGTTTTTGGTTCAATAGTTTTGAAATATTGGTTATTGCGACGATGGATGATGACTCGTCTTTGAGCGTCATCGATTAGGACTCTATCGCAGCCTTCTGGAAGCCAATCGGCAACCGTCAATTCGTCTTGATCAAACATAATACGTCACTTAAAAAATTGAATAATAGGTAGAAAGAAGGGGCTTAAAGTAGCCCCTTCCGTTAGTTCGATTAAGCGGCTGTTACGTCTGCAATCTTGCCGTTACCGCGTTCGTTTTTGGAAACGAGCGTTAGTTCGGTAAGAAGCGAATACTCGACGCTGTCCTTGGTCTTTGGAAGTTCAGTCTTCGTAATCTTACGAAGTGTGGCAACGCTCCAGAGCGAAGGATCAATGGCGAGGACGGTTGTCTTCGGCATAAAGTGATGCGGGATCACGGAATGCGTACCAAAGTCAGAAACATAGGTGTCGACTGCGCCATAGATTGTCGCATTCTTGTTGACGTCCTGATACTTAGTAGCACCGCCGCTGAACTTAGAAATGGCCTGCTTAAGAGAACCGCAAACAAGAACCTTCGACGCGTTACCGCCTTCGTTCCAGACGCTCTCCATCATATCATTGAACATATCTTCGGTGAGAGGGCGGGTAGTACCGGCTGTTACATTGCCAACCAACTGATTAGCGTAACCGGGAGTAGAACCGCCTGTACCGTGGTCGGCGTTTGTAGAAATCCACGCTTCTGCGCCTGCAAGTCTACGAGTAGAGCCACCCTGTGAACCGGAAGCGCTTACGAGTGCGAATTCGATATCACGCTTCAGTTCTGCCATCTTGATAGCGACCTGATCCGAGATAGCAGACTTGTAACCAGCAGAGTCTACAGACTCAAGCGTACCGGAAACACCAGCGACCTTGGTGAAAATCTGGGTATGATTTCCAAGGCGATCAGGACCGGCACCATCGGCTGCTGCAAATGCCGCGTTTTCGGCTGCTGCATTCACCATAGGTGGCGCGAGTTCGCGATTAAGAAATTCGTGGAAAGTGTTCTTCGCGGTAGTCTTACCGATTTCGTTCCAGAATGGAGTTTTCTCCGGTGTGATACGGGAGATAACGTCAGCCAAGTCTTCTTTAACGTTGCTGACGGAAGTAGTTACTAGATTAGGCATTTTGGTCTAAATTCCTTGATGAAAATTGATGAGGGTTACAGCAATTGCTCGATCCAACGTGCCGCATCTTCGACGGAACCTGATTGCTCAAATCGATTGCGAACGGTTTCGGATTTCGAATTGCCGTGGGTCTTCTTTGGTGGTGTTGCTGAAATTTTCGGTTTGCTTGCAACGACAGTCTTTGCCTGTTTCGTTGCTACTTCTGCCTGCTTCGCCTTATAGGCTGCATAGGCAATACCGATGATCCGTGCGTCGGCAATACCTTCGATTTCGCTTTTCGAGAAACCGGCTTCCGATAGGAAAGAGGTAATTCCTCTTAGGATCGGTGTGGCCGTATTCTTGTCTGCGAATTCGGGATATTTGGCGACGATTTCTTCGCGGGCCTTAACCTGATTTTGCTTGAAAGATTCCTGCTCGAAACGAGCATTCTCTTCCTTAAGCGCGGTTTCTAGACCGTGAAGTTCTCTGACTTTCGCATCGAAATCAGCGGCTGCTTCTTTCTTGATGTTATATTCAAAGGGGTCTTCAGCAGCGAGTGTCTTCCAATCAATGCTAGCGAAATTGTAATTGTAATGAACAGCGAGGTCGTGCTTGATCTTACTAAGTTCGTTGAGTGATTGGTCGCGGATTTGGACTTTCGCTTGCTCCATAGAGCCTAGTTCGGCACGTTCGGCAGCAAGTTCCTGAGTCTTTTTGGTGTAATCCGCTTGACGTAGATAACCCTTTTTCAAATCGCCAAGTGTCAGTTCTTCGCCGTCGCTAAGTTTGACTTTGGTTTCATCGGATACGGTGTTTTCTGCGTCCGTGTTTGTGTCTTCTTCGACTTCTTCGTCTGTTTCAGAGTCCGTTTCCGGTTGTTCGTCTACAACTTCATCGGTCGTTTCCAACGTAGTGTTTTCATCAATTGAATCATCGGTTGTTTCGGTATCTGCACCGAAGTCCAATAGGCTTTCAATTTCAGTTGCCGCTTCTTCAAGCGTAAGGCCAGTCTCTACTGAGGTGTTGGCGTCTTCCATATTATAATTTCCTATGAAATATGTTTTCGTATTTATTTATTCAGTTTCGTCTTCGATTTTACGGAGTGTCTCTGAAGTGATGTAATCTTCGATTTTCTTGCGCATTAATTCGATTGCGTAAGAGATTTTGTGGAGTTCTTCGCGGGCTTCCGTGTTCAAAACATTGGTCGTGCAAAACTGACGAAATAGGTCGGCTTTGACGGCTTCGGTGATCGCAATGAAGTCTTCATTTTCGCGAAGACGTTTTGCCCTATCGGCACGGTCCATAATTTCCTGAGTGGTCGTCATTGCTTACATTCCCGGCATAGGTGGCTGCTGCGGCATTGGTGGCTGCGCAGGCGGCTGATTGTTTTGTGCTAGTTCGGCCAACATCTGGTCGCGGGATTGAGCGTCCAGTTTCTTCTGTTCTTCGATCTGGGCTTCTTGATCCTTGGCAGAACGTTCGCGTTCCATTGCCCACTCAACGTCTTGACGGTCACGCGCCATTTCCATTTCAAGGCGAGCCAGGTCTAGTTGTGCGCCGTACTTGGCCTGCATCTCGGCACGTTCGAGTTCCAACTTCTGAGCAAGTTCGTCGCGGCGGAAATCGTCTTCGACACGCAATTTGTAAGCATCGAATTCGCGGGTCTTCTCGTCGGCCATTGCCTTGAGGTTAGCCTTGAGGACTTCCGCTTCGGCTAGGGCTTTGTTCGGGTCGATTGGTTCAGGTGGTGGCGGGGCAGGTGGCAAGGTGGCCGGATCGATATAGAAACTTTCGGCACCCTGAAGGCCGGATACTTCCGCGATTTGAACATACGTTTTGTAAAGTTGGGCAGGACCGGCAAGCCCGATCTGCATTGCTTGCTGCTGCGCACCGAGGGTCTGGGTAAGAACGCCAAGGCGGAAGTCGGTGTCCATTGCCCCGAACGAGATCGTCGTTGCCACGTCCATATCCGGGTTCCAGTCATCGATGGCTGGTGTGAAGACATCGGTTAGGCGTTGGATATACTCCTGCGCCATTTCCGGGTTCTGCTGGAGCAGGTCGATGATGATTTTAATAAGGTAACGATAGCCGGTATCGGCCATATTGCGGATGACCTGTTCAATCAGGATTTGCTGGCTGTTGCTTCGCTGCTTGGAAGCGGTAGCGGTCACGTCCGCGAAATCACTGGCGTCGAGGCTAACCATCTTACCGCCAACACCGGTCAGGAAGTCTTGGCTATCCTTCATACGGTCAATGATAGGCAGGGCAGACATTCCGCTGAAGGCGCGTTGTGCATAGGAAATGCCGCCTGTCGGGTCTTGGGAGCGGATAACCTTGCCGGGGAAGATGTTGAGCGCATCATCCATATGGGTCACTTCAGGATTGACCACCTTGACCGGATCGACGTGCATATGCAGGTCATCCAGCATTGCGCGGGTGATGTTTGAAATCAAATCCTGCTCGGCGGACACGCGGTCGGCAATGCCTTGTCCCCAAAGCGTGTTCGGGAGCGGGAAAGGAACCAATGGCGCATATGGATAAAGTCTGCTGACTTCCTCATAGCCAAGAATGATCGGATTGTTGGTTAGGTCACCACCAATCGTAACGCGATATGGACGCGATTTATCGTCGTCAATCTTCGTGTTTGTGAAGATTTCATAGATAACAACGTCGTCCGAAGAAGGTTTATTAGCAGAGCCAAGACCAACGGCTTGCAGGCGGTTGATGGCTATGAGGTCAGTCTTTTCCTGCGCTGAAGGAAGTGCGTCGACGTCGACCTTATCATAGCCGCGCTCAATCAAATCTTCCTTGGAAACGAAAGAGCGATGGCCTTGGATTTCAGAGATAATACCACCGGATAGCGGGGAGATTTCCGCATTTGCCGAGACGATGAAGTCCTCGACGGGTAGAACTTTGAAATTGAATTCAGGATGGGAAGAAACTTTGCGGTACTTGATATCGCGGACTAGCGGGTTGAGCTGGTCGCGAATGATGTCGGGTATTTGATCCATATCGAAGGTGTTTGGATCGATAGGCATACCCATCTGACCGGCGATTGCGGCGAGGGCGTTCATATCAATCTCTTGGCGGGTTTCGTCACCGACTTCGATGATGATTATCTTACCGGCTTTTTCGTCCTCGACCATTTTGACAAGGGCTTCGTCGGTTACGCCTTTGGCCATCATAGGACGGCTTTCTTCGCGCTTCGATGTGAAGTCTACGTAGAGAACACCAAGGCCGAACAAACACGAGTTCATCACCCAAGGCGTTAGAATGCTATTGTGAGAATTCTTCTTCTGTAAGACGTGCTGAACAACCGCGTTTTGCTGTTTGGCGATATCGGCGTCGTATTTGTCAGCGGTGAGCGGTTCGAAATATGCAACGCTACGCTGGCCATCTAGCACTTTAAGTATCTGGCCGACCGCCCAATTGACGCGTTCCTGAACGTCGCTGGAAACGAACTTCGAGCGGCCTTTTTTCTTTTCATCACCGGCCATTGGCATACGCATATATTGGCGCAGGTTCCGGTCGTACTGGCTGCTGAGCGTATCGTTGGCAAATGAAATTGAATTCTGAACCTGCTTCGCAATATTGGCTGCAAGGTTGTCGAGTTTGGCAGTATTGGACATTGAAAATCGCTAAAAAAACTATGATGAAAGTATTTAGCGATTACTCGTACCACTCCAGATTATCGTACTGGATCGGCTTGTTCCAACCATACTTGGACGTGAATAGTGTCGTTGAAACTGCGAAAGTCAGTGCCAAGGCGTCTGCAATATCTGGCGACTTTCCTTGCAATCTTTTTCGGATTTCTTTCTTGCCTTCGACTTTGATTTTGCCGTTATCCAAGTTGTAGGTCGGCATCAAAAGTTCGTTGATAAGATCGACGTTATTTGGAATTAGAACGTTCTCGGTTTCGAACCATTCCTTCAATTCCCACCAAAGTTGATCGCGCAGGCGATTGAACTTTTCAGGCTTGCGGGTAGGGGATTTTGAAACAATGACTTCTCGGACCGGGAGACCGAATTCTTTCAGGATCGGGGCAAGGGTCGAACCGATACCGTCGACCGCGATAGTTGTGGGTCGCTGCTTTGCCGCTGTTCGCTGGAAGATATCGCGAAGTTTGTGCGCGAACTGGACTTCGTTTAGGTCAGTGAAGGTTTGAATATCGGTAAGGGTCTTGTCATTACGGATGACAAGCACGGATCGGTCACGGCCTAGACCCTTGGCGGGGTCGACACCCCATACGTAAGGGCTATTTTCGGCTATCAAGACTTCTTCGTTATCAACGGCAAGGTCGATAAGCGAACGGGCGATAAGGCCGTCAGCCGAGTCCAGGGGGAATTCGCCTTCGACTAGAATACGGTACTGTCGACTATCCTTGCCGCCATACTGCGTTTCAAGACGGCGCAAGCCATCCTCGTCAAGGTTCGGATTATCCGTCGCCTTACCGGTAATCTTGATCCAGTCGTCCGAAATGGATGGGTCGTTGAACGTTCGCCAGAAATAACCATCCGATTTGGATGGGTTGCTGATCAGGCAAAGTTTCGGATTTTCGTCGGTAAGAATGTTGATGAGCGCGTCGGTGAACACCTCGTCGTCAACACCGGTGGCTTCATCGACCAAGACGAAGTTGTTGACGTTATGAATACCACGCGCAGCGGATGGGTTGTCCTTGCTGGCGAGGCGGTATTCCGCGAAGCAAGCGGCTGGCGCACTAAGACGGCTAGCCTTGGTCTGGGTGCATTCAAATGCGCTTTGAAAGGCGGGGTTCATATCCGCGTAGAGTTGCTGGATTTCCTTCCAGATACCGGATTTAATCTGGCCTTCGGTCGGTGCGAATAGGGTCACCCCAACTTTGTCGTGGCAAATCAACGACCACCAAACGATGACCGCCAACACGGCCGTCTTCCCGAAACCTACACCACCCTTGAACGAAATTTGGCGAGTGGTTCGAAATGCTTCAGCGAACTCTAGTTGTTTGGGTCGGAGGACACGGCCAAAAACCTGCCTTGAGAAAAGACCGATATCGTTTCTGTAGGCTTCGATGAGGGCAGCGTATTGAGCCTTACGATTTTGTGGAATCGTCATCGGAAGGCTTCTGGGAATTATGATTATTTGAAATAGCGTCGATAACCGCGATGGGTGTTAGCGCGGTTGGAATGGTCGGATTTGCGGCATATCGTGCGGCAACGCGCATCATTGATTCAGCGGCATAAACGCCAAGCATACCGATTAGAAATGCAGCGGTGAGAGCCGAGGAAGCGTCAACAATTTCAAAATAGGAAATGACGGCGGGGGTAACGTATCCGGCACTCAACATACCGGCGATACCGCCCACCATCGTTTCCCAAGGATTGCTATTTTTTGACGTTATGCTGCGTACAACAGCGCCCGCGAAACCTGCGGTAAAGTGGCTGGAAAATACAGCCGTGAGGTAATCATTGAAGGTCATTGAAAAAATGGATTTCTAAAATAAGTGCACTGAACTTATTTAGCGATCCCTTATTCGTCTAAATCATCTTCGTCGTATTCGAGGTAATCTACGTCTTCGCTATCCGGTGTAACGTCGATTGTTTTTCCGCCGTTGATCTCGTGGAGTAGGTCAGCAACGCTATGCTCGTGACGAACATTCACGCTTCTTGGTGCCTTCGCGATAAAAGGTGCAACAATCGTTTGAGCCGCGCTTAAGCGGGTAGCGTCCTTGTCGGCAGACATCATCAGTTCGTAAATGACCGCAATAGCATCTGGTGCGAGGTCTGCTAGCCTTTGCTTTAGAACGTCGGGTGTAGGTCGACGGCCTGCTTTTGGATGGCGCTGCATACCCTTCTGAAAACCAATGGATTTCAGGTGCTGCTTATGCTCTTCGGATTTGCGCTTATCTTCCTTTTCATTATCCAATGATAATTCCTCCCATCGTGGCGTAGAACATTTGTCCGTGTGCCTGTTGATGGAACGTGACGTCGAACGATACCGGCGAAGCGGTATTCGGTTCGAAATCGAAATCGGAAAGCGTGTTGACGATGTTATCCAAAATCCACGTTCGAAAGCGCAGTTCCAACCACTCTATGATTGCTTCGTCGCGTGTTAAAAGTGGTTTGGATTTGATGTAGCGTGACATTTCTCCGCGCTGCATATTGCCGGAAACTTCGTATCGAATTTTCATTTTCTTTAGACATTCTCGTTGATCTGTTATTATTTAGGAGCTACGTGTTTTTCATCGAAATGGAGCGAACGAAAATGACAAAAGAGCAAAAGGCAAGCGTTATGGATTTGTTTAATTCCCTTATGCAATATGCGAAAGACAAGCCCACTACGCCAAAGCAATTAAAGAAAAACGATCCGCTCGTTTCCTTTAAGGAGGCGCTGGACGCTCACGCTGAAGCCTTTACAAACGAAAAAGAAATTCGTGCGCCTTGGTTCAAGAAAACGCCCGCTGGCCTGTATCTGTTGTCGTTTGGTAATTCCACTGTGCCGCTGTTCGGTAAGAAATTCCTTGAGCGGGCCACAAAGGAAGACGCGCTTGATACGATCAGCATCGTTCGGAATGCGGTTGAAGTTGAGGACAAGGTGAAGAAAATAGTAGAGGCTAATCATCTTGCTCCAAAGGCCACTCGGAAGCCACGCACACCAAAATGAAGATACAAAAAAGCCCCGTTTTACCGGGGCTTTTTCGTTAAGGTTTGCAACAAACGTGTGAGCGTAAATCCGTCGCACACCTATTTACTGGAAGAGGAAATAGTTGATGTTCAGGCCGATTACGACCGGGGCGCAGATGTACCAAAAGAACTTCTTCCAAGCCTTCGCAATGATGAGGTCGGCTAGTTCGGTGTTGCGTTCGGTATCGGTTTTCTGACGTTCCATTTGCATTATTCAGTCTCCCTTATAAATTGATATTACTATTGGTCTTGCGTCTTTTACGAGTACAGTCAAGTCTATGCTTTCTCCAAAAACTTCTTGAAATCGCGCTGGCCATATTTGGTTAGGTCGTCGGTGTTTTTGTTGGTGTGTTTGAATTCACCGAACTCCGTGACCGGCACTGCGCTGAACTGAATTTCGACGCTTGTGTTGGCCTTGGCAAAGGCTTCAGCAAGCCACTGAGCGTAATCGGCAGGGATGATTGTATCGGTAGGCACAACGATAAGGCCCTTGCCATCCTGAACGCGCAGAAGGCAATTGCGATTGATACGGCGCTTTACATCAGCGAACTTCAGGTCCGTTTCGAATTGCAATGTGAAATAATTCTGGCATTCGGAACTTCCTACGCATCCATTTTCGACCCAAGCCTTGAACGTCTTGGCGGTCTGGTCGCCGGTGGTCAAAATCATCGACTGAACGTTTTTTGTCTTTTCGTAGGCTGCGCGATTGATTTCCTCTTTCGACTTTCGTTCCTTCTTTTCGCGTTCAGGCAAAACCATATCGTGTTCGATTTGGTAGACCGACTGGCAAGAGAAGATATGCGCAAGCATCATCGCGGTACGCTTGTCTGGCACAATGAAGTGCAGGGGCTCCGTAGAACCGGCAACGCGAACCGATGTGCGGCATAGGAACTGGTAAGCGCTTTCGAAGCCGTGGGCGAGGTAGAGTTCGTCGCCTTCGAAACCGAACAGGTTCTTCATCATATTGATGTGGGTCGGGGCATCGTTTGCGGCCATCGCATAGATTGCGCGATGTAGGTGAACGAGGTCGTTTCGTCCATTGGATACCGGTTCAATCACTTCAGCGGCTTCATAGGTGAGCATAGAGGCTTCGCTGGTGCGGTTGTTGAACGTTGCGAGGTAAGGCTGACCCTGGAATTCCTGTTCGGCTAAGCGGCCCATTTCTGCGACAACGTCAAAGCCGTTCTTAGTGAAGGTGCTGATCTGGTTTTTTGAGAAGGGTTCTTCGAATACGTAACCAATCTTAATCCGGTCACCCACTTCTTTAGGGTGAACATCGGATAGGCCCGCAAACAACGGATGCGGCATAAAGGTCGCGTCGTCCAAGGTCCAGCAGCGGTACATCGTAGAAGACGTGAAGTTCGCGCCCATAATGGTAACGTCTGGCCAGCGGCTAAAAACGGAAGGGCGCATTATGGCGCTTGTCGTGAACCTCTCTGAAGGCTTCACAATGTCAACGAAGTTTTTGAATGTATCGGCCTTACAGGCGACGTGGTAATTCGGTGAAGAAACCTTACTCGCCAGTTCGAATAGAACCGCATCGACTTGGTCTTTGTCACTCTGGATGTACCGATTGACCAACTTTGAATTTTTGACGGTCACCTCGCAGAAATCAGCATCGGTTGCGAATTGCTTGATCTCGAAAGCGTTCAGGACATTCTGCTTATGATGCTTCAGTTTATAACGCTGTTCGGAATCGATCTGGGGTATCTCGTCAATGAACACCTTGAAATCACCATTCTTGGCGAATTCTAGCCCTTTAAAAAACGCTTGATGGGTGACAAGGATAATTCGCTTCGTTTCATCTAGTAGCGCTTTTTCATATCGAGCCATAACGCCGCAGCTGATATTCCCGCCGTGGAAAACCGAGCAAGCGATGCCGTTCGAACGAAGGTTGAATGCTGTCTGGTTTACGAGGGTCTTGGTGGTGGAAGCGATGATAATTCTGTGCGTATGCGAAAGGTGGCGTGTCTTAATAACATCAACCAACTGCATTGTTTTTCCCGCGCCGCAATGCGCGTCTACATAATAAAAGTGCTGCATAATTCTTCTTTCTAGTAATGACCTAGTTTGCAATTCGGTCCTAAACTTATTTATCGAAAATACGGGTTTGAGTGCGAATAGCGCAATTTAAATCGTTATCTCTTGTGAGAGAAAAACCACGGCGAGAATTGCACTATCGCCGTGGCCGAGATGCCTCTGTGCAGGCGAAAGGATAAACCCGCATACAGGTATTTATCGAACCGGAATTTTAGCCTTTTGGCGTACCAAGGCGAGGTAAATGACTCGATATTTCCACGTAAGTGCGATGTCTGTGTGAAAATTTTATTTTGAAATTTTTGATGAAAAAGCGCTACAAGCCCTATGTCATAAGGGATGTGTGATTAAGATTTTTTCCTCTTTAATAGAGTATATAATATCTTAATTTCTTCTTCTTCGAATTCCCATTCCTTCATTCAAAATCGGATGGCGAAATAAGAACGAAGCCGTAAGGCGAAGTGATTATTGCCATCCGTGTGTCGGCTATAGCGAAGCGATTGCCGCACCAATTATTCCTATTCGTATCCATTCATTTTTCTATTCATACGAATGCATCAACATCTCAGGATATCCCTTCGCCTTACGGCTACGCGATACCCATCATACGCCTTCGATGAAACCTTCGCCTTCCGGCTTCGGTTTCACCTTCAGCCGTATTCTTTTAGATGAATGGTTTCGTTCGAAAGGAATTCGTTTTCACCAATGGATTCATTTAGATGGGATGATGACCGGCCCTTGGGACGCCAAAACGCGAAAATTTCATACCTGACTCGACTCCTTCGCCGTTCCCACGTATCGTGAACGAAAGGAGAACAAACCTATGGCAGATGAACTCGAAACAATGATCCACATCTACTTTACAACCGCCGACAAGGGCGTACGCAATGCGTTCGCTGGTACCGGTCAATCACGCAAACGATCAACCGTCATCACCCGCGTACTAGCCGAGCGCCTGTTCGACAAACTTGCCATCAACTACACTTGGATGAAGTACGGCGTAGAAGTCCCTAAGCAAGAAGTCATCAACTTCATCAATGACGTTCTATGGGCAGTACCTGATGACATAGCCAAGTTGTCGGGGAACCGAACCGTAGGCTCCGAAGCTGCTACCAAGAGCATTACGCACGGCCTGTTCCTTGCAATGCAGCTGGAATATAATCGCAAGTTTGAAAGCCAAGACCCGTGGGATCCGGCATCACCGCGATACATACATCGTGAAAAGCAGGCATAACCGGAAGCCCTACAAGAGCCATAGCGCCACCGATATCGAACCAATCGTCTGGCTCGATATCCTTCGCTTCATCGCGCAGCCATTCCGGCAGCAGCCTAATAATTTCGTGCATTTCATTCCCCTGTTGTTTTCGTTGGACCGGGCCTTAATGGCTGACGGCGAAGGTGGTCAAGCCTAAAAGTGAAGTATTAATTCAACAAAATAAGTCTACAGATTATTAGAAATTAGCGCGTTTGATTACAGAAAATGTCTACACTTTATTTTTTAATTCGTTGCTTGATTTTAGACTTGCATTGATGCGTTTTCCCATCGTAGGTGTGCATCGTTCAGGCAAGGGCTTGCCGGGACAACTAGGCATTATGACTCAGGGCTGGCGCGAATGCTGGCCCCTTTTTAAACGAAAGAAAATTGGCCTTAATCGGCAAAAAATGGGTCTTTTGAATAAATAAAATTAGGAAACAATTCATTTGGAGAGATGAAAAAAATGAAAGTAATTAGCGACGTTCAAACCATCACAGACCATTTTGTTAGAACGTATGAATTGGAGCCAACGTTTATACGCGGCTTAGGTAATATCTATCGATTGGTTCCGAAAAATAGACGCGACCGCGAACGTTATAGAGCGAGTAGCCACCAAGAAATGGAAGCGCTTGGAGCTGTTGCGCTGAAAAGCAAAGTGGACACAAACGGAAATTTTCACTTACGACGCTTTACTCGTATAAATTTGGATCCAACTCGCGTTTATAGCCCTTTTTATAGTCCTGACTACTATATCAAGTTAACCGAGAGTGTTGTTTTAGAGCTGACGGTTTTAGAGCATTTATCTGCGATAGATAATACCAAACCCATCGATGAAATTGAAGCATTCTACTGCCCATCAGAATACGAGATGTACGACGACGTGAAGTCGGTAGTTAAGACGATAAGATTTTTTTACCCGACTATCATCGACAGCCATAATCTCGGTTCGAGAACGGATCGGAGCGACTCGGAATTCATACTTATGATTGAAGGCCTAGTTTCGAACGAGATGGCATCCCTTCTAATGCACTTTTCCAAAGGCGCAGAGATACGTTCGATCACACCAGTTCCAAGCCAAAATAAGACAATGCTTTATCTATCCGGCGATAGTTACCTAACAACACAATCCGAACTATCTAGATGGAAACGTGACCAAGAAGCCGGTTATTACTAAGCGAGTTTAAGATACCGAAAATCATCGTCCTCAATGACCTTGTTCAACTTGCTTTTCAACGCAGACCATTCGTCATCGTCAGCAGGGAATTCTTGCAAGCTCTTGAGTTCCCAAGCCCGTAAGTAATCAACGTATTGAAGTTTGTTTTTCTGGAATGGCATCGTCGGAACAGGCAACCGACGAGCCATAATGGCGATTGCGGTTTCGGAAAGACCTTGTACTAGATAGAAGTTCGAAGGCTCACCGAAAGCATCGTTGTAAACGAAAACGTCCATCGGTTGCTTAACGCTTTTGCGTTCAATTCGGTCATAGCGTTTGACTTTTGTGACAAACATCGGCGTGACGGAAACTGTATCGCTTCGCAAATCCTTCACGTGTTTTTCGTCGTCAAAGCGCGCAATTATTCCGTCGTTGCCGAACGCAATATCTTTCCCAAAGAATTGCAAAATATCTTCCGGCGATAGGTAAGGGTTTTTTACATAGCCATCAGGTTGTTCGATTAGGATGACATTTTCATCTCGACGTTCCACCATCTTCGAAACAACGGAAAGCCATTCCCAACGAGCGAAGTTTTGAATTCGCCAATCACCATTCAATACGAAATGCGTAACCTCGTGATGATGTTCGGTTGCGTTTCCAAGCAATGAAGCGAAGAAATCTTCTTCACTTGGAGTGTCCAATCTAATCAAGAAAAACGCACCGTCGACCGCTGGTGCCAAGCACGACAATTTCGTTTCGATATTTCGTTTCGCATCGAAGATAACTCCGACGACGATGTTGACACGCCACAAGCGTGTTCGGTCTATTTTCGCTAATTCGTCTTTTTCAAAGACTTCGGTGTCATAGTCAGCATTTCCCGGCACGGTGAAGAAGCAATAACGTTTGCCGTCCAGCGTGACGAATTTGAACGTTTGGAAGCCTGCAATGGAAGCAATCTTTTCGAAGCGTCGATATAGACCAGTTTCATCCCGGTCGCGTTCAATCTTACGAGCTGGTTCCTCGACGTGGGTGGGGATGTTATTGCCAACCACCGATGCAATGATTTCGCGAATATCGACAGGGGCAACGTAAACGGCGTTCGAATAGAAGGAACGGATGAGATGGCCGTCCTTTTCATAAACCGGCTTGGCCACCGGTAGGGCGAAGTAGTTAACCGGTGACTCATAGACCTCGGTCACTTCGCGAATGATTTTACCGTCTTTGTTCGTATGGTAGGAAACACTACCCAAGCGAACGGCACCAGCGGCCGTCAGCGCCGCTTTCAATGGAGGCGTTAGGGCAGAATAGGAAACGATAGCATTTCCCGCAGGCAGGCCGTTCAAGGCCCGATGGTTGGCGATAGCCGTCGCTGTTTCCAGAATATTCATCTTACCGTCCGCAATTTTATTCGTGCGCTGGTTTAATCGGCAAGTCCTAACCTACCGTTCACGGTTGTTACCCTATTCGGGAATCTGGACCACAGAGCAGGGGGTAGCAAATGAAAATTGGGAATGGCGCGTTTTTGAATGGCGATTGCCTCGACGTGATGAAGGACATACCCACCGGTTCGGTATCGGCTGTGATTTCAGATTTGCCTTACGGATCGACGGCCTGTGCTTGGGATTCCATCATTCCTTGGGAACCGCTGTGGGAGGGCATACTGCGGGTGTGCAAGCCGAACGCGGCCATCGTTCTTACGGCTCAGCAGCCGTTCACCACGGCGCTTATATCGAGCAAAATGGATTTGTATCGATACAGTTGGCTTTGGCACAAGAACCGCGCCACCAGCCCTTTTAATGCAAAGAAGATGCCGCTGAAGACATTCGAAGATGTTTGCGTGTTCTATCGCCACCTTCCTACCTATAATGCGCAAGGCATTATCAAAACGGCTCCCAAAGAGAAGACCCGCGCATCCGCGAAGCCGGGAGGGGTCTATGGTGATCGTGACACGCTTGCCGGTTCGTACATTACCGACACCACGGAATGGCCACGAGACATTCTAAAATTTCCGAATGACTACACCAAGTACGGGTTGCCGAAGCCGTGGCACCCGACCCAGAAGCCGGTGTCATTGTTCGAATATATGGTGCGAACCTATACCGATGAAAACGAACTGGTTCTGGACGTAACAGCCGGGGCAGGGACGTTGGCATATGCTGCCGAACTATCGAACCGTCGATGGATTTGCATAGAGCGTGACCGGGATTACTACCAACGCGGCACGAACGAATTGAAGGGCTTCCTCGAGTCCAGGCAAAGGCTCGCGGCCTGAACACACAACGCCCTTTATGGTGCGATGAATTTGTAGATTTTCCAATGTGGATGGACAAAATGAACAAAATTATTGATGCAGTAATTGGTTATTCTACGAATGTAGCCTTCGCGGTATTTCCTTTCGTTAAGAGAAACTTTTTTCTTACCTACGCCGGTACAATCGTAATCTGGTGGTGGATGGCAATGACAATTGGGTATATTTCTGACGCTATTATCGATTTTCTTTTTCAAGGTTTTGCTGCGCTATAGAAGCCCACACAACGCCGTGTAGGCTTTCTGCTATGACGCTTCAATTATCGCTTAGAAACGCTTGTGTGGCGGCGTGTGGGCTAGTGTCCGGTCAGATGTTTGCCGAACAATTCCTCCGGTAGACGTTCACCTTCGATGCTTGCGTTTATCGCCTTGGCGTCACGCAGTTTGGCCTTATCGATACCGAGTTCGTTCTTGCTGAATGTTTGCAGAACCGACCAAGGGATATGTGACCAGTCCAATTGTCCGGTAAGTTCGCCTTGGTCGTTAATGCGCCAAGCCTTCGTCATCCCGCCAACGAACACGTATGCTTCTTTTGCAGGTAGGTCGAAACGAACCGTTGAAATGATCTTCGAAAGGCTTTGATTGATCTTGGCGCGTGACCGGTAAAGCGTATCCTTGTCCATAGTCGACCATTGGCGGATTTCGTCCAAAATCAACTTATTGACGTCGACCTGTTGCTGATTGTTTTCGTCTATTTCGCGAAGTCTTTTTTCGAGGACGGCAACCGTATGATTATGCCGTTCGGACTCCTTTCGGAGTTCGCTCAGCCTACCCATAAAGGCCAAGCGGTCATCATCATTGTCGACCGTTTCCAAAACGGAGCGAACGTTGGTGATGCGTTTTGCGACCTCGGCGCTTTCGGCCTTAGCGCTATCCAGTTCCATCGCGACATTTTCACGCTGCCCTACAGATCCATTCTTGGAATCCGTGTGGTACTCGTTAACGTGGTCTAGAATGGCCTCTTCGATTGCCTCGAGCCTGATAAACTTTCGGCCTTGCTGGTCGCAGCCGCTTCCCCCGATGAACTTCTGCTGGCAGGCGTAGTAGGCATAAGCGTTCTTATTTCCACCGCGTATCGTTCGAATAGGTGTCCCGCAGTTGTGGCAAACGGCAAACCCTTGAAAGAGGTTGGTGAACTTTTCACCGCGACGACCAGCAGCCTTGGTCTTATTGGCCGAAAGACGATCCTGAATTCGAAACCACACATCATCGGGTACTAGCCGTGGATAGTAGTCCGGGACTTTGAAATCTGATCCTATGGCATAGGTGCCAATTGCCGCTTCGCTGCGCAGGAAGAACATTATCGAAGCGTCACGCCATAGGGCAAACACACCCCTAGAGGCAAAGACCGGACGCTTTTCAGCATTCAAGATTTTAGAGATGGTATGTGCACCGATGCCGCTATCGTACATCTCAAAGATATCGCGGACCGTTTGAGCACGTTCGTTCAATTCGAACCGGTATTGCCCGCCACCTATCGGTATCTGATTAATCCAAGATGGACCGTTTAAGACGAACGTCTTTTTGCCATTCATTGCGTCCGTTCGACGTTGAGCAATCTTTGCCTTGGCGCGTTCCGACTTCGTACGGGATTCTTCGTTCGCTCTTGCCATAGACACCAATGACAAAACGATATCGCCAAGAGAGGCCGAGCGGCTGTAGCGCTGGTTATCAATCAGGGTGACAACGTCAACACCAGCGGCGAGCAGGGACATCAACTGGCTTTGTGCGGTTATAATATCTTCGCGGGAAAGACGGTCTAGGGACTCAACAATCAGAACCGAACCCTTGTCGATTTTCCCGGTTTTGACCAGTTCAAGAAAGCCGCCAAGCGCACCCGTCGCAACGTGGTCACCGTGATATCCCGACAAACCAATGTCCGTAAGTTCGTCATCAATAGTAAGGCCATTGGTCGCTGCGTAGGCGTGTGAAGCCTCGACCTGACGTCTTACGCCATCGCCCTTCATCTGCCCCTTCGAAGATATTCGAACGTAGGAATAAGCCTTCATAAAAACCGCCCAAAGCAAATAAGTCGGTATTCACGTAGCGTGATCAATGTTTCAAATCAATCCTACTCTCCAACGAGCTGGCGAAGTGGCGCTATGCGCAGGAAACCTGGGACATGCTGCAATTCGGCCTGCGCCTGGGTGACAATCCCCGGCAGCTGATTACCACCACGCCAAGGCCGATACCGCTGTTGAAGGCGCTGATGGCCGACCCGGGCAGCCGGGTGGTGCGGATGCGCACGCATGACAATGCCGACAACCTCTCGCCGGGCTTCATCGATGCGATGATGAAGCGGTATGGCGGCACGCGGCTGGGGCGGCAGGAGCTGGATGGCGAGCTGATTGCCCAGCGCGACGATGCGCTGTGGAAGCGCGCCGATCTGGAAGCGATTTTCGATGACAGACCAGAAACCTTGGCGCGGATCGTCGTTGCGGTGGACCCGCCGGCGGGCAGCGGCGAGGGCTCCTGCTGCGGCATCGTGGTGGCGGGCATCGGCATCGACGGGCGGTTTTGGGTTCTGGCGGATTGCTCCGCCGAAGGCGCGACGCCTGCGGGCTGGGCGCGAGCGGTGGTTGCCGCCTTTCGCCGTTTCGAGGCCGACCGGGTGGTGGCCGAGGTGAACCAGGGCGGAGAGATGGTGAGCGCCATGCTGAAAAGCATCGACGCCAATCTGCCCGTAACCATGGTGCGCGCTAGCCGCGGAAAATTCACCCGCGCCGAACCGGTTGCTGCACTTTATGAGCAGGGCAGGGTGCGGCATGCGGGGCGTTTCCAGAAGCTGGAGGACCAGATGACGGATTTCGGCCCGGACGGGCTGTCTTCCGGCAAGTCCCCGGATCGGCTGGACGCGCTGGTCTGGGCGTTGACGGCACTGGCGATGGAGACGATGGCCGAGCCGAGGGTGCGGGGGATGTGAGGGGTGTGTTGGCTGGCTGGGAAGAGGGCGGCGGTTTACCTCTCCCCTTGTGGGAGAGGAAGAAAAATCATGATCTTAGCTGAAAGCTAAGTCATAGATTTTTCAGGTGAGGGGTCCGGCGACGGCAGCGGCAAACCCCTCACTTGCGATTTCTAACACTTAAGCAAGCTTAAGATGTTGAAATCGCTTTCTCTCCCACCCCTTCGACAGGCTCAGGATAATTGGGGGAGAGATAAGGCCGCCGCGCCGTACCACTTAAAACGCAAAACGCCCGCGACGGCGTAAAGCGCATCACGGGCGGTTTAAAACTGTTGAGCAACGGGCGGGCATCATGCCCTGACCATCACTTCTTCGTAGACTGGACCGGCTTTTGCTGTGCGCCGACTTCGCGCATCTGGCGCCATTCGCTTTCGAGGCGGTCGTAGGTGGTCTGCGGAATTGTTGCTGTCAT